GACGCGGCGGTCCGGTGGTGGACGCGGGGAGCCTACAGCCATGTTGAGCTGGTTTTTAGTGACGGCATGTCGGCGTCCGCCTCCGCACGCGACGGCGGGGTGCGTTTTAAGCGGATCGATTTCAAGCCGGAGCATTGGGATTTCATTGATCTTAGCGTCGATGAGGAACATTTGCGGACTTTGATCTTAAAGCGGCTTGAACAAGAGTCCGAGCAGAATAGGCAAATCGCAGATAACCTTGCCAAGGCTCTTATCGCGCAATGCCTTACCCAAGTTTTCGACGAGAAATATGCGCGAGCTTTTTTCGAAGAGCGCCGTGGTCTAAGATATGACTATTTCGGCCTGTTTGGTTTTGTATGGCGTCCGCACAGTGGATCGGCATTGCTATGGTTTTGCAGCGAGATTGTTATGGGTGCGCTCAAATTTGATGACCCGTGGCAGTTTAATCCAAACATGGTCGGAACGATTGCACGCCGCCTAACAGCGCATAGGGCTATGCATGTTACAACTGCCAAATGATGTAGAGAAAATCTGGGAGCCACAGCCTGGCTCCCAGGTTCTTTTTCTTACGTGCCCTATTTTTGAATGCCTATATGAAGGCACCCGCGGCCCGGGTAAAACCGACGCGCTGCTCATGGACTTTGCCCGTGAAGTCGGCACAGGCCTTGGGCCTGACTGGCGTGGCATTCTTTTTCGCCGAACCTACAAGGAACTTGGGGACGTTGTTGCCAAGACCCAAAAGTGGTTCAAGCGTATCTTCCCCACAGCTACTTTCAACAAACAAGAGTTTACCTGGTATTTCCCAGATGGCGAACAGCTGCTTCTGCGGCATGCCAAGACTGTCGATGATTACTGGAACTACCACGGCCACGCCTATCCATGGATTGGGTGGGAAGAACTTACCAACTGGGCGGATGACGGGATTTACCGCAAGATGTTCTCTTGCTGTCGCTCGACCAATCCGTTGGTGCCAAAGCGAGTTCGCTCTACTTGTAACCCGTATGGCTCAGGCCACAACTGGGTAAAGCGCCGCTTCCGCCTGCCTTATATGCGGGGCAAGGTTATTCGTGATGCGGTTGACCAGGATGGTAACCCCGAACCAAACCGGGTAGCGCTGCATGGTTCCATTCATGAGAACCAGATATTGCTGCAGGCAGACCCTGAGTATATTTCACGCCTGCGGGCTTCTGCCCGCAACAAGGCTGAACTTGCTGCATGGCTATATGGCCGGTGGGATATTGTTGCAGGCGGCATGTTCGATGACGTGTGGGATATGCAGCGTCATGCAATTGATCCATTCAACGTCCCAGCGGGCTGGAAGGTAGACCGAAGCTTCGACTGGGGCTCGTCCAAACCGTTCAGTGTGGGCTGGTGGGCACAATCGGACGGTTCCGATGCAGTCCTGGCTGATGGCAGGAAGCTCAGGACGGTCCGAGGCGACCTGTTCCGTATCCATGAGTGGTATGGGTGCAGCAAACGCGAGTCCAACGTGGGTCTGAACATGCTCGCGAGTGAAATCGCTAAGGGCGTCAAAGACCGAGAAGCTGCAATGCTTCAGCGTGGGCTTATCCGGCTCAAGCCCAAGGCGGGTCCTGCGGACTCTGCTATTTGGACTGAAGAAAACGGACCCAGTATCTACTCAGACTTTGTCAAGGCCGGGGTGATGTGGGAGAAAGCTGACAAGTCTCCTGGGTCTCGTAAGCATGGCTGGGAACAAATGCGTAAGCGCATGCTTGCATCTATACCTCCATGGGAACGTCCCAATGTGGAGCCTGGCACAATCATGCCTCACTCATGGGTGCGGGATGAACCAGGCATCTTTGTATTCCGCACCTGCGGTAGTTTTCTAGAGACAGTGCCTACTCTTCCCCGCGATGATAAAAACACAGATGATGTGGATACTGACGCTGAAGATCACATTGCTGACGAAGCCCGTTATCGATGCCGCGCGTCAGCTGGTGGGGTTCGCCAGGGCGCGATGTAGGGGGAATGACGGCGGACGCAGGCCTCACAACACGGCAGCGTCCGCCCGAACCCATTTAACCAATCGGAGCTGAAGAACATGGCCACGGCAGTGCCGAACCAAGACAGCGACGGGAAGATCCACGCAGGCGAACCCTACGTTGACTGGCTCCGGCGCCAGGGCAATGGTCCAAAGGGCGTTGAAGGCACGTCCGCTGAATATGACTATATGAAGCCCAAGTGGCATCGCATCCAGGCTGTTCTTGATGGGACAGATGCTATGCGCTCGGCCAAGGCCAAATATCTCCCACAGCATGAATACGAAACGGCCGCAGGCTACCTCGAGCGCCTCTCCGTCAGCGTGCTTGACAACTGGACTGCTCGCACCCTCGAGACTCTCGTGGGTAAGGCTTTCCGAGACCCTCCCCAATTCAAGGACTTGCCTGCCAAGATCGAGGCGATCGAAAAGGACGCGGACGGTGCCGGTCGCACCATGGTCGATATGGCACAAGCCTGGTTCCGTGAAGCGGTAGCTAAGCGGGAAGCTTGGCTCTTTATTGACTTCTCGCAGGGTCAGCCCCGCGCAGATGGACAGCCTCGCACTCTCGCTGATGATGAGCGTGATGGCCTGCGTCCTTTGTGGAAGGTCGTCTGCCCAGAGGACGTCATCTTTGCCATTGGCCGGGCGGACAAGGGCCGGCATGTATGGACTCAAATCCGCGTCATCGAAAATACCATGGAAGAAGACGGCCCCTTCGGTGAGGTGCTGGTTGAGCGTATACGCGTTCATCGTCCCGGCAGCTGGGAACTCTACGTTAAGATCAAGGACAAGCGTGCACGTAAGTGGGTGTGGAAGCTGGAAGACGCCGGCTTTACGGGCTTGGCGGAAATCCCGGCGGTCAAGTTTTGTGTCGATGGTGAAAAGCCTCCGCTTGAAGACCTTGTCCACTTGAACATTGCCCACTTCCAGTCGGGCTCGGATCAGCGATCCATTCTGACCACCTCGCGGTTTGCCATGCTCGCCGTGTCTGGTGCGCCAGACGTCGATCCCGCCGCAGGTGAAAAGCCTCTGGTAGTAGGCCCCAAGCAGTGGCTGTCCACACCGAACCCTGAAAGCAAGTTCTACTATGTTGAACATAGTGGAGCTGCGATCAATTCGGGTCGACAGGACCTGCAAGACCTTGAGCAGCGCATGGCCAGCTACGGCGCAGAGTTTCTCAAGCGTCAGCCTGGACGGGCTTCTGCTACAGGTCGCGCGCTTGATAGCTCCGAAGCTCAGAGCTTGCTGCAGACATGGGTGCGTCAGTTTGGCGAACACCTGATGCAGGCTTTGCGGCACACAGCCAACTGGACCAAGATGGGCCCGACTGAAGAAGTGGGCAGTGTGGTGTTTGACCTCGAGGCCGACGTGGATGCAGGTGATCCTGCTGAACTGTCGACGATTGACAGTGCTCGCTCGCGCGGGGACATTAGTCGCGAAGCGTGGGTCGATGAGATGAAAGCTCGCAACATTTTCCGCAGTGAATATGACCCAGAGCTTGATGCCGAACGGTTGCAAGATGAGCTGCCTCCAGGCTCCGTAGTTGGTGGCTTCCTGTTTCAGAACCGCATGCCAAAAGACGGGACCAATCCGAAGGACCCGGCAGGCAAACAGCCTACGGAGCCCAAGGTGGACAAGAAGCCTCAAACCGGCAACAACCCCGCCAAGGAATAATAGGGCATGGCCCGCACCGCCAATGAACAGCTCTTCGATGCCGCAGTCCGCCGCAAGGTAGCCCTCCTCCGATTGGAGCGGGGCGAGGCTGAACGGGTCGAAGAGCTTCTCCGTGAAATCGAACGAGACCTGCTTGACCAGATTGGTGCAAGGCTTGCTAGCGGGATTACACCTGCTCGGCTTGAGTCTTTGCTTCAATCGGTGCAGGACCTCATTCTCTCACGTCTCACTGAAGCTGCAGGTCAGGTGGAGTCGGCTATGGCCGAGCTCGCCGTGCAGGAAGCAGCCTGGGAAGCCTCTACGATTGAGCGGGTATCACCTGTTCAACTTAGCCTTGCCGCAGTAACCCTAGATGCTGCACGGGCATTAGCGGGCGAAGTAGTGCAAGGCCTCACAATAGCTCGATGGTTTGAAGGTCTGAGCGCTGCAACCGTTCAACGGATTGAGCGGGCTCTGCGCCTTGGTATCGCTGAAGGCGAAACCCTTGACGGGCTTATCCGACGTATCCGTGGGTCACGGGCCAATAACTATCGGGATGGCATCCTTGAGGCAACCAAGCGGGACGCATCGGCCATCGCGAGGACGGGCCTGAGCCAAGCCTCGACGGCTGCGCGACAGCTCGTGTGGGAGGCAAATGCAGACATCGTTCTGTGCCTCCGGTGGACCTCGGTGCTAGACGGTAGAACCTCCGCAATCTGTCAGTCCCGAGACGGTCACGTGCGTCCGGTATCAGCCGGTGGCATTATTCCGGCAGAGGTCTCATCTCCTCCTCTCGAACCGGAGACAGCTAGCCCTCCAGCGCATATCAATTGCCGATCAATTCTTGTGGCAGTCCTGTCTGCTGAGGGGCTTGTGGGCAATCGTCCGTATGTTGCGGATGATCGTGTTCGCGAGCGTCGCGAAGCACAATTCCGCAAGGAAGCTAAAGCACGCGGGGTGCCAATTCAACAGGTGCGTAAAGAGTGGGCGCAGGCCCGAGTGGGTCAGGTGCCCTCCAAAACCACCTACGAGGAATGGTTTGCATTACAGTCAGCTGAGTTCCAACGGACTGTTTTGGGTCCTACTCGTTATCGCATGTATAGAGCAGGCACAAAGCTTGGGGCCTTTGTGGATAATTCAGGGCGTAGATTGACCTTGGAGGAACTTCGCAATGGGGGTATATGATGGCGCACAATGGGCAAGTAGAGAATTAAGGGACATGGATTGAGGCAAGCCGCAGCGCGACGCTACGGCACCTCAAGCATGACATGGGCGAGATGCCCAGGAGGACAAATCAAATGGAGTTCAATTTCGCAGCCAATCCAACCCTCGACAGCGTGGACACGGTGCCTGAGGCTTTTCGTGGTGCTTACGTTCAAGGTGAGGATGGCAAGTTTTCGGTTCGCCCTGAAGTGGCGGGCCTCGCTTCGGCGATGGATGGTCTCAACGGGGCTCTCAAGAAAGAACGGGACACCAACAAGACGTTGAAGCAGCAGCCTTCAGCTACGGCTATCCTGAAGGACCTTGGCCTTGGCGAGACGGTCGAAGCAGCCCAGACCAGCCTCACTGACCTGCGGGCGCAGCTTGCGGCAAAGGCCCAGGTTGATCCCGCAAAGATCAAGTCGGAAATTGAAGCCACCTTCCAGACGGAACGGGATGGGTTCAAGACCCAGCTGTCGGATATGGAAACCACCCTGGTTGAACACCTAGTGGGCAATGTCGCCAAGTCAGCGATCGCCGAACACAAGGGCAACGAGCTCTTCCTTATGCCCCACATTGAAAAGTCGGCCAAGGTCGTCAAGGACGATGCTACGGGCAAGTATGTCGTTCGTGTGGTCGATGGTGATGGCCAGTTCCGTGGTGATGGCAAGGGCGGCTTCATGGGTGTGGGTGATCTTGTTGGTGAGATGAAGGCAAACAAGTCATTCGGTGGCGCTTTTGAAAGTGAGCAGCAGGGCGGCGGCGGCAAGCCTGCCCCTCAGATTTCGCGTCAGGCTACTCAGTTTCAGCAGCAGCGTGAGCAACAGCAGGGCCGCAGCTCGAATGACAAGATCGCAAGTGGTCTGCAGCGGCTGCAGCAGGTTGGTTCGCTCGGCGCGGCCTAATTTTCCCTGTGGGAGGTAGGTTACAGCCTGTCTGATGCGGCTCCGCCTGCGGGGCAGTAACCGAAGGGTGGGAGGCAACTCCCACCCTTTCTTTTATGTGCGAGCGCTGGTCCGCTTGCACTGAGCCCCACGACATATGAGCTCGCGACAATGCGACGCCGCGACGGCCCCGCAGGTCGAAGCCTGGAAAGCGTGATGCGGACCGGGGTATCCCCATAAGCATCACAAATCAGGAGTTTAGGCTATGCCGTCCATCACCCTCGTCGAGTCAGCCAAGCTGGCTCAGGACGATTTTGTCGCGGGCATTATCGAAAATGTCATCGATGTCAACCAGATTTATCAGCTGTTCCCCATGGAAGGGATCGACGGCAACTCGCTTGCCTATAACCGTGAGAACATCCTTGGCGACGTTCAGGTTGCGGGTGTTGGCGATACGATCACGGCCAAGGCCGCTGCGACCTTCACGCAGGTCACCAGCTCGCTGACCACGATCATCGGTGACGCCGAAATCAATGGCCTGATCCAGGCGACCCGCTCGAAGCACAACGACCAGACTGCCACGCAGATTGGTTCGAAGGCAAAGAGCGCCGGCCGTCAGTTCCAGGACATGATGGTGAACGGCACCGGTGCGACCAACCAGTTCCCGGGTCTCATCACCCTGTGTTCGGCAGGCAAAACCACGGCCTCGACGGGCGCCAACGGCGACGCGCTGAGCTTTGCCAAGCTCGACGTTTTGCTGGATGCGGTCACTGACAAGGATGGCCAGGTCGATTATATCATCATGCACTCGCGCACCGTGCGGTCCTACAAGGCCCTGCTGCGCGGCCTCGGTGGCAACTCCGTGGATGACATGTATGAACTGCCCAGCGGTGCAAAGCTCAACGCCTATTCAGGTGTGCCGATCTTCCGCAACGACTGGGTGCCAACCAACCAGACCCGCGGTGCTTCAACGACCTGCACCACGGTGTTTGCTGGCACCTTCGACGACGGCTCGCGCAAGCATGGTGTCGCTGGCCTGACGGCCCAGGAAGCTGCTGGTCTCCAGGTTGAATATGTGGGTGTCCACCAGACCAAGGACGAAAAGATTTACCGCGTCAAGTGGTATGTCTCGATGGCCCTGTTCAACCTGAACGGTCTGGCGATGGCAACGGGTATCACCGACTAATCGCTGCTGGGGAGGGCGCTGGCTGTCAATTCAGCCGTCCTCCTTCGGCGCCCTCTTCGCATCGGCCCCGGCAAGCAATTGCCGGGGCCTTTGCTATTTAAGGGCTACTATGTGAGGTGGCTCAGCGCAAGAGAAGCCAGTCACTTTGAGTGGCAGGATCGATCCATACCTAGGAGTTAATATGTCCCACAGTTTTGAACTTGCCGGCGCGGAAGCCGGCCAGACCGTCAACAAAGGCGGGTTCCAATTTACCAACGGGGTTTATACCCACGACAGTGAAGACCAGACAGTTGAACATCTGGCCATTTATCTGGAACGCAGCTATTATGCTTTCCCGACCGGTTCGCAGGCGCTCAAGGACGCGCAGGAGCGCTATGAGCGCGAGCAGGCTTCGGGTAAGACCGAAGTGCCGACCACAACCGACGCACTGGGCGACGGCGAGGTAGCCAGTGAAGCTGTGAAAGAGGCAATCGCCGCCCTCGATCATGAGGACGATAGCCACTGGACCGGCGCAGGTCTGCCAAGCACCGATGCAGTGACGGACCTGGCTGGCGAAAAGGTGACGCGGGCTCAAATTGAAGTCTCGGCACCTGGCTACACCCGCGCGGCAGCGAAGGCTGCGGCTGCCATCTAAGGAGCGAACATGTTTGGTCGGAAACGGGACGTCATATATGTTGAGACTAACAAAGTCTTGGCTCGTCGGTTTCCGGCCGAATATGCTATTTGGCAAAGTATACGTGGGCGCTGCAAAGCTAACCGATCCAAATCTATAGGATGGCATGATCGAGGCATAGCTGCGTGTGAACATTGGCAAGAAGATTTTGCCAACTTTATGAATGATATGGGCCCAAGGCCCTATAGCTCACTGTCTCTTGAGCGCGAGAATAATGACGGGCCATATAGCCCGGATAATTGTCGGTGGGCAACTGCTAAGGAGCAGTCTAACAATCGACGCAACACAATCATGGTCACAGCACGGGGCAAGACTCAGTCTCTTAAGGATTGGGCAGAAGAGACGGGCATAAGCTACGGCACTCTGAAGCACAGATACCAGCGGAGTTGGGACGCAGAGCGACTGGTGACGCAAGGGAGAATGAACCCATGCTAATCCTCCAGACCTGGCCTCAAACACCCGGGGCCAACTCCTACGGGGTCGTGGCGGGCTTTAAGGCCCACCACGACCTTCGCTTGCAGAGCTACTCTGCATATACTGATCCGCAGATTGAGGCTTCTCTTGTCGCGGCGACTGAATACTTGGACATGCGCTTCGCCTATAATGGCTGGAAGACAGTGGCCGAGCAGTCAACTGAGTTTCCCCGCAATGACCTTTACAACGCTCGTGGCGATCTTGTCCAGGGCGTTCCCACTCATGTGGTAAAGGCTGCGTATGAATATGCCATCCGCTGGCTGCGGAATGGCTTCACCCTTATTCCTGACCCTGAGCAGGACGCTTCGGGCCGCTCGGTTAAGGCGACACAGGTGGACGTTGGGCCCGTGAGCGAGCGGGTGGAATACAGCGAGTTTTCCAACTATCGTTTGCCAGAGTATCCATACCCGGATGGCTTGCTTAAGTCTCAGGGTTTTGTAGCTTCCGGCAAATCAGGCGGGGTAATGTCCTTGCCATTGGCACGAGGCTGATATGGCTAGCCGCTTTGATTATGCACCACTGGCCAGCAAGGTAGTAACCCTACTTGAAAAGTTCGGCACCAAAGGTTGCCGCATTCTGCGAGCAGGCGCGGGCAGCGCTGATGAGGACAAGCCCTGGAAACCAGTTGGCTGGACTGCGGATCAAGTGATCGCAACCAATATCACAATCGTCAGTGACAATGTGAGCTTTCGTCGAGGCAAGTGGAATGCTCGACAGGCACTGACTGAAAGCGGTCGAGGTAAGGCTTATGCCGCAGCAAACGTGGACGGCATTGAACCCGGTGACTGGTTGGACGTGCCAAATGGTAAGGGTGGATGGGAGAGCTTCGGCATTACCCGTGCAGAACAAGTAGCACCTGGCGGCACAAATGTGCTGTGGGAATTGACGCTGAGGAGCTGACATGGCTTATGGACCAGACCTAGAGCAGGTCTATGACACAATCTTTAACCAGTTTCTCACAACCTGGGAAGCGCAAACTCCCGCTTTGAACGGCGGGGTCATGCCTCCAATTGAGTGGCCAGATGAGCCAAGCCCCGAGGTTCCTTTAAGCAAAGGCAAAACTCCATGGTGCCGGATCGGTGCAAGACACCAAGAACGCTACACCACAACTATTGGGTATCAATTACCTGGCCAAGGCCGGGTTAAAGCTTACGGGGTTGTCAAAGTCAACATATTCGTGCCGGCAGGGAAGCGAGGGCTCGCCTTCGCAGCGCGTCTGGGCAAGGTCGCGGTTGCAGCCTTCGAGGGCCAGCGCGCCGGTGATATATGGTTCACCGACGTTGTGCCTCAGGAGGTCGGCGTAGACGGAGCCTGGTATCAGTTTGACGTCAAAGCCACGTTCCACTACGACAACCACCTTTGACACAAGACAAGGAGATAGCCACAAATGTCCGCAGGTAACTTCGCCGTAGACTCCAATATCACGGGTCTCTTTTTTGCTGAGGAAGTCCTCGGCTCCCCCAAAACTCTCAGCTCCCCGATTTGGTATCCGGTTGAGCCAAACAGCTATGGTGAGTTTGGCGCACAAACCAAGACGGTGAAGCGTGAACCTATCACCGCCTCGCGCCAGAAGCGCAAAGGTGCGGTTGTGGGTATTGACGTTGTTGCAGGCTTCAACCTGGACTTCACGTCCAAGGTGCCCTACATCATGATGCAGGGTTTTATGTTTGCTGACTGGCGGGCCAAGGACAATATGGCTCCGACCGCAGTGTCTGGCACCCAGTATACTGTGGCTTCGGGTGGTGCGGCCTTTCTTGCCAATGACCTGCTCTTTGCCGAGAACTTCAATGTTCCAGGCAACAACGGCCTCAAGGTTCCGACTGCCTCGACCGCAACCACTATCAGTGTCCCAGGTTTGGCGGCTGAAGCCTCGCCACCGAGCACCGCGCGTATCACCCGCGTCGGCCGTCAAGGCGCTGCAGGCGACTACACCCTCACTGTTGTGAACAGCCGAGCTCAGCTCAACTGCACCACTGGTAACTTCTTGACCCTGGGCCTGATCCCAGGTGAGTGGGTGTTCCTTGGTGGTGACACAACTATCGCCCAGTTTGCCACGGCTACCTGCAATGGCTGGTATCGGGTCTTCTCGGTTGCCAACCACACGATCGTGTTCGATCGCTGGCCAGGTGACGTCAATGGTGACCCTGTTGCAGACACCGGCGCAACCAAGACCATCCAGCTGTTCCTTGGGCACTGCATCAAGAACGAAGCTACGCCGGTGCTTCAGAAGTTCCGCACCTACCAGTTCGAGCGCTTCCTTGGTGGCACCCGCTATCAGTATGAGCTTGGCTGCGGCGCGAACACGCTGAAGGTCAATGTCAAGACGAACGACAAGGTGACGCTGGACATGTCCTACGTTGCCCTCGATGAAGACCTGACGCAGGTGGCCGCCAAACCCGGCACTCGCGCCGCCCTCGAGAAGGAAGTCGTGTTCAACTCGGCTACGAGCTTTAGCCGTCTGCGTCTGCTTGGCGCCGATGGGAAGACCCCGGTGACCTCGATCATGACGGACCTGACCCTCACGATCGACAACGGCATCGAGCCTCTGGATGGCATCACGAATGCTCTGGGCTCGGTGGACCTCAAGGCCAGTGACTTCACGGTCAGTGGCAGCATTGAGGCCTATCTGTCAACCCTGGCGGCGGTTGCTGCGGTCAAGGCCAACCCGGATTGCTCGATCGACTTTGGCATGGTCGAGAATGTGGGCACCAATGCTACGGGCTGGCTGTTCGACGTGCCCCTCCTGATGCTCGGTGACGGGCGTTTGAAGGTGGAGAAGGACAAGCCGATCAAGCTGCCTGTCAACCTCGACGCCGCCGGCCATGAAACGCTGAACCACACCCTGCTGGCCATGCGGTTTGCCTACCTCCCGCAGCTCGCCCTCTAAGGCAGCTAACTGCCCTACAAGGGCTCGCCGGGCTCGCCCCTCCAGTTATGGAAGGGCGAGCCTTCGCGTATCTGGCGACGGCCCACAGATTGACATTAAGAAGGAGCGACAAATACATGAGCACTACCTCCAACCCGTTCGACATGTTCGAGACCGACAACTCTCTGGAGACCCAGGGTATTGTCGTGGACTATGGACAGTTCTGGATCAAGATTGGCCGCATCGATGTGCCCGGCACCCCGTTCGCCACTTTCATGACTGAAAAGATGCGGCCTTATACCCGCGCGATCCAGCTCGGCGAAATGGACAACAAGATTGCGGAGGAAATCCTTCGTGAGGGCTTTGCCAAGTATCTGACCTTCTCGTGGGGCTCGAAGGAGCATGGCGAAGGGGTGATGGTCGGCCGGTTTGATCTCAAGACCAAGAAGTCGACGGCGATCGAGGTCACCCCTGAGAATGTCATTGACGTCTACAAGACCTTGCCGAAGCTGTTCCAGGACCTGCTTGAGCAGTCCCGCGACTTCACCAATTTCCGTAAAGCCAAGGTCGAGACCGACGCGGGAAACTGATTGCGGTCCTGCAATACTGCCTCGAGCAAGGCCCGCACGAGAAAGAGGTGGTAAGGCAGCACGTCAAGGCGCGCATGGCAATCCCTGAAAAGATTGCCGGCGCGCCTCGGCTCCGCGAGGATTTGCGGTGGGTCTGGGATGCGTTCTCAGACCTTACCACAGAACGGGCACCAGGATCGATGGGACCGCCAGGGCATATACCCTGGCGGGCTATCTATACCTACTGCCAAGTGCATGGAATACGCGGGGTCCAGTTCGACCACTTCAAAGAGGTGGTCAAATCTATGGACGATGCCTACCTTGAGCATCTGGCCAAAAAGATTAAGGATGCAAATGACGGGAGCTGACCATGGCCGAGCCGGCAGAGTTTGAACGACGTATTCAATCCATTGGCGTTCGAGTGGCAGAAGGTGGGGACCGTATAGTCCGCATGGCTTTTCTCAAAATTGACCAAGCAGTAGTTCTGGCTACGCCAGTAGACAAAGGCACGGCTCGTTCTAATTGGTTGCCTGGTTTTGACAATCCCGTCTCCGGTCAACGTGAGGCCTTTGTGCCCGGAACCGGAGGTTCAACAGGTGGGGCCAATGCACAAGCTGCAATGAACGCGGCTAAAGAATTAGCGGATGGCTATGACGGGGATCAACACAAATCCCTGCATCTTACTAACAATCTACCGTATATTGCGCGGCTCAACGAAGGCTCGTCCACACAGGCACCAGAGCTATTTGTCGAGACAGCCGTGGGGACCGCAGTGGGCTCGGTCCGAGGAGCAAAGGTGTTAGACTGATATGGCATACGAACGGCTGGACATTGAAGTCACTGATAATGGGTCCAGCCGGCGGGTTCAACGGAACCTCGAGGACCTAGGCCGCACGGGCCGTGAAGTCGGCACAACCACTGCCCGCATTGTCCGTGAAGGCTTTGACGCAATTGGCACCGCAGCTGTTCGTGGTATGGGTGCAGCCTCGCAGGCTACCTCTTATTTTGGCGGAGTTCTTCGCGACCTGCAGGGACGTTTCTCTGGGGTTACCTCTTCTGCATCCGCAATGGTCTCGTCTCTAGTGGCCGGCACTCTCACGGCTGCTCGGTCAATGGGCACACTTACGGGTGTGAGTGTGGCGGCTCGAGCCGCAATCCTACAGCTTGGTATTAACGGGGCGGCGGCCCTGCTCGTCGTGCAGCTTCGGGCAGAAGCTGCGGCACTTGCTATCGGCCGTATGGGCTCGGAGGCTGCTCGTCTTGCCTCCTCTTTTGGCTCACGTGCGGGTAACGCGCTAGGGGCAATCCCAGGTCAGTTCACCCAGATTGGTTCCGCAGCTCAAGGCGCAGCGGCTCGTCTTGGGTCTGCTGCTAGTGCGGCTCGTGGGAACATGAGCTCTTTCCTCCAGTCTATCCGTAACGGAGCAAGCTCCGCTGCACAGGCCGTATCCAATATGTTCGGTCGCTTCTTTGGCGGCGGAGGCAGTGGTGGGGGTGGTGGAGCCAGCGGGGCAGGCGCTGCCGCGGGCGGTGCGGCTCGAGGCATCAACTCTATTGAGGATGCCGCGCGGCGGGCTTCGTCCGCGCTCATCACCATGAACACTCTGATGTATTCGCTGCAAATCGGCATGATCGCCGTGCTTGCGGTGAGGTGGGCAGATGAGTGGCAGAGCATTCAAAACAAGCTAGACCTTGTCACTTCTTCAACGGAGGAATTGGGGGCAGCTAACCAGCGACTGTTTGAGATTGCGCAGCGCACTCGTTCAGGATATGCCGACGTGGTGGACTTGTTCCAATCACTTCGTTTGCAAGCTGAAAATCTGGGTCTTTCTATGAAGGCCACTGCTGACCTCACTGAGACCATCTCCATGGCTTCTCAGATTGGTAGCCGGGGTCCTCAACAGGCCGCTGCAGGTATTTTGCAGTTGACACAGGCTATGGCACTTGGTCGTTTGTCTGGCCAAAACCTTAACTCTGTGTTGCAATCTACCCCGCGCATTTCTATTGCTATTGCTCAGGGATTGGGGGTAACCACCTCTGCATTGCGGGGACTAGCCGAGGGTAAGAAGCTTACCGCAGACGTGATTACCCGTGCCTTGCAAGGTCAAGCACGGGTAATTGCTGAGGAGTTTTTGCGACTCAAGCCTACTATCAGCAGCGCCTTTACCGTGCTGAACAACGCTGCGATTGAGTTCATGGGTAACCTTGAGCGTAGCACTGGCTTTGCTTCAGGCCTGGCTTCTGTGGTAATTTTACTGTCCCGCAATATGGACGTGCTTGCAATGATTGTGACAGCTGTGGGTTCAGCACTCATGGTTGCGTTTGGAGGCGCGGTTCGCCGCGCTATTGTGGCCACTAGCCTTGCCATCGCGGCCAATCCTATTGGTGCGGTCATTGCTTTGGTTACCAGCCTAGTTGCTGCGGTCATCTTTTTAGGGGATCGCTTCTCAGTTACCTCCGATGGCATGGTGTCCGCTCTTGATTATATCAAGGGAGCCTTCTCGCTTCTGTGGGACGTGGTAGCCAACTTTGGTGAAACGATGTCGGCCATCTGGGCAGCTGTTGGTCCCGAAGTTCAAGGGGTAGCCACTACTATTTGGGAGTGGATCAGCTGGGCCTTCATGGGCATCCTGAGCATTGCCAAGACCGTCATCAACGCAGTCATTGGCTTGTTCGTGTTCACTTACAATGCAGTGGTCATCACCTGGAACAAGCTGCCTGCAGCGATCCAGAATGCTTTTGCCTTGGCCATCAACTGGGTGGCCGAAAAGTTTGAAGGTCTTATCAATTCCTTGATTGGTGGGATCAATGCTCTGTCCAGTTACTTTGGCATGGGTCAGATTGGTGAAGTAAGTATTGGTCGCATGGCAGATACTGGTGCAATGGCCGATTATTATGGAAGCCTAGGTCGTGCCGCGGGTAATGCTTTTGGCACTGACTACGTGGGCGCAGTAGGTGATGCTCTTGGCACTGTCAATGGCATGGTCATGGATCGTGCTCGTGGGTTTTCACAGCGTCGTCGAGCAGGTGGTAGTGAGCTGTCCGATGTTCCGGGGGTTGCAACCCCTTATAGTAGTGAGGGCGCCGGTTCGGGTGGCTCGGGCAGTAACGGGCGCGGTTCGCGCCGCCTCTCTCGGGCCGAGATGATCCAGGAAGAGATGACACGCATCCATGATGAGACGGTGACTGCAGCAAATACCACTTACACCTATCTGGATCGCGCAGCCTATGAGGCGTTGGATAAGTTCAACTCTGGTCTGCGCTCTCGCAAGGATCAAAGTGGCAATCCTTTTGGCGTGCTTAACCCGCAAGAAGAGCAAGCAATGCTGCAGGCTATCCTTGGCCTTGACCGGGCTAAGCGCATACAGGAAGCTCGCGACGATGTGATGCGTCAGGCTATTGGCCCTCGTCTCAAGTATATTGAGACGGAAGAAGCCATCGGCCAGCTTTTGCGCTCGAACACCATTAGCGCGGGTGAAGCAGAGCGGGCTTATCTCGATGCAGCCATTGAGTTCTACCAGACTCGCGAAGACCGTGTTTCTGGTCAGATGCTTGGTCGCCTGCAGATCATGAAGGAAATGCGTAACCAGGCTCAGCCTCTGGCCAATGCCATGAAGTCTATCTGGGAAGAGCAGACTGGCCCGATGCGTGAGTATCAGACTGCCCTCGAAGCCATCGCGGCTCTCGAGCGCGACCGCATGCTCACTGCTCAGCAGGCGGCCGATGCAACCCGCAACGCCACGATTGCTTATCTGGATACCCAGACGGACGCCGCTTCGGGTGTAACCCGCGCCCTGATGAAAATCCAGCAGGAGGCTGCGAACGTTGCTCAGCAGATGGAGACGCTGTTCTCCAACGCTTTCTCGAACCTTGAGGACGCGTGGGTTGAG